CAACTGCAACGCGACATAGAGGATTTGGCAACAAAACAAGCGGCTGAAACTGCGGCATATATACAACAGTTGGCAGATCTACAAGGTAAACTTACAGCTTCACAAAATGAGGCACAGGCTGAAACTGATTTGTACCAAGCGAAAGTTACTGCAATTCATAAAATGATTGTTGATGCCAATGCTCAATTCAAAATCTTTTCTGATGAGCGTGTATCTGTAACGGCAGATGAAGTGACACAGCAAATCGCCTACTATAACGCTCTCGCAAGTGCTATCAGCGCCGCAAAGAGTGGCAATAAGTCAACTCTGCCTGTTATATCAGCTCAAGCACCAAAGGCGAAAGCCTCTGGTGGCTCTGTGAACGCTGGGCAACCATATATCGTTGGCGAGGTCGGCCAAGAATTGTTTGTGCCAAATTCAAATGGTTATATTGTTCCAAATAATCAACTTGGTGGTGGGCAGAAAATTGCTATCCAAATCAACGGCGCTATTTTCACAAAAGACGCCGCCAACGCAATGGCAAAAGAAATGATGACCCAACTTAAAAGAGTTTCTAGGATTGGAATATAAAATATGAGCGCGATTTCACTCACAATCAATGGTACAGACCGTTCAGCGCTTGTGGATTGGCAGTCGCTAAAAAAAAGCGAAATTTTGACTTATCAACCAGACAGTCTTGAGTTTTTAATCCGTAATTATCCAAGCAAAACATATCGCCCGGCGCTCGGCGATGAGGTTATTTTGTCTACAATAATTCCTACGTCATACTCAAATTCCGGTGGATCAGGAAATAGGACTGCCCTCATTACGATTTCTCAATCTGCCTCAAACATTTTACTCCCACAAAATAGTGGAACTTTGAATAATTATATTAACGGAGTTACGTCAGAAGCAAAACTTTATTGGACAAACGTCGCCGTTGCTGGTAGGTATTTGCGTTTTGATTTTGGCACTTCAAAGCTGATAACCGAGGTTACTTTTTACAATCAGCCGTATAGTACAACGCTCGGAACGTGGAAATGGCAAGGTTCAAATGACGCTATAAGTTGGACTGATGTTTCGTCCTCTTTTGCACTTGCTGACAGTACAGTTGTTGATACCTCAATGAGTGCCAATACGACTGGGTATAGATACTACCAACTGCTTGGGGTTAGTGGAACAGTCAGCAATACTCCCGATGCGTATGAGATAACTTTCAAGATTGACGACTACAATCCAACCAAGATTTTCGGTGGCTATGTCATTTCGACTGATGATACGATTGACGGTCTACTCAAATACTTCAATGTTACTTGCAAGGACTACACGCAGATTTTGGACAGACTTTTGGTTTCAGCAAATTACACAAATCAAACGGTAAACTATATCATTGCTGATATTCTTTCGCGCTTCGTGACTGGCGTAACTGGTGCAAATGTGAACGCGAATATCACGATTGGCACGGTGTCTTTCAACTATCTTTCGGTATCGCAATGTCTGACAAAACTTACGCAACTCATTGGTGGTGGTTTTGATTGGTACATTGATTACAACAAAGACGTTCATTTTTTTGCGACCGCCGGAGTTGCCGCGCCATTTCAACTCACGGATACATCAGCAAACTTTCATTTTGGCACGCTTGAAATTCAACAGGACACTTCACAGCTTCGCAACTTCGTAACAGTACGAGGTGGCAATGCAATCGGTACAGCAGTTGATAACAAACAAATTGCAGACGGAACACAGCGTGTCTTTTTCGTGGGATATAGGCTTACAAGTTTCGCCGCATTAAAAGCACTCGCCGCCTCGCCTACTTCTTTTGCAAGTTTAACTGTTGGAAATGACGGCGTTGATGATCCGACAACAAAGAACTGTTTATACAATCCCGACAAAGGTTTGCTTATTTTCCCCGATGCTACAAAACCAGCAGTTGGTGATGTCATAGAATATACAGGTGTGCCGTCTTTCCCTATCATTGTCCAAGCTCAAAATGCCTATTCAGTCGCAACTTACGGACAATTTCAGTCAGTCATTGTTGACAGTACGATAACTTCAAAAGACGCGGCCACAAGACGTGCAAATGCCGAGCTTGTGCAATATGGCTTGCCTATTACGACAGGCTCTTTCACCACGCATACTGACGGCTTGCTTACCGGACAAACTCTGACAATCAATTCGTCTGTTCGTGGAATAAATGCAAGCTACAAAATCAATCAAATTACAACCACGCTAAAAACGCCCTCGCCAACTACAGCAGAATTGGTCTACAACGTGCAGTTCGTTTCAACTGTTGACGTATCCCTCGTTGATGTTTTGAACAAATTGCTTGTGACTGACCCAGCAAATCAGATACAGGTTGGAAGCAATGAAATCATAGAAATAGTTTATAGTTTTGACGAGAGTTTCACTTTGTCTGACAGCGTGAATACACCAACAACAAGTTCGCCGCCATACAAATACGGCACAGCAAAATATAATTTGTCCACATATAGTTGATAGACGGAAAAGATTGATGTGTAATAATAAAAGACAATGAACGAAACTACCAAAAAACAAATAAAAATCTCAATGCCAGCCGAAAGTTTTGGTGGCATAAAAGGTAGTTTCAAAATTATCGGAACAGACAGCAAGACTGGCAAGGTGGTGAAAGAAACAGAATGGTTTGACAATCTTGTGATGTTCAATGCTGGACACGGCCGACAACTTATTTTAGACCGTTTGCAGGGCATAAATACATACTCTCTCAACATCACAACTTGCGGTATTGGTACATCAGCGACAGCGCCAGCGATAACTGATACAGCTCTCGGTGCTTCGGTTTTGGCTGTCGGCTCGCCTGTCATTTCACAAGCAAGCAACGTGCTGTCGTTCACGTTCTTTTTCCCGAACGGTGCTTTGGCAAATAATACCTACAATGAGGTCGGCACTTTCGTTGACGGCACACAGCTTTTCAACCACGCTCTGATTTCGCCGGGTTTCGTAAAGACAGCAGGGTTAGATGTTTCTATCGTTGTAAACTTCACGTCCTTATAATTAAAATAAACTAAAATGACAATTTCCACAGGTTCAACCATAGTAGCCGCAGACTTCGTTTCAACCTCCGCAGGTGCAGGTGATAGTGGGAAAGTGCCGAAATTAAATGCGGCTGGGAAACTTGATAATTCATTCCTGCGATTTGGTGGTACTGGTGCTGACGGAGCATTGAGTGTTTCCTCTGGTAATACAAATATAGATTTGGGGGGCGCTCAAACATTTATAAAAAACTACACTTCCATTTCGATTACTGGTACGGGATCAGTTACTTTTATAAACCCTCACGCAAACGGGACTATCATTCTTATAAAATCTCAAGGCAATGTAACATTGACTTCAAGTGCCGCTCCGATGTTTAGTGCGTCTGGTGCTGGCGCAACAGGCGGTGCTATAAATGCAAACGGGAATGACGGGTTAACGCCACTGATAAAAACAAATAAAGGGTCAACTATTGGTGGGAATGGCGGTAGTCTAACAGCGGGCGGAAGTGGAGGTGGCGCAGGCGGTGCGGCGGCCTCTTATGTGTTGCAGGCAAATCTAAACTGGTCAGAAATCTATCATAAATATCCCTTTGTCTTTATTGGTGCTGGTGGAGGTGGCGGAAATGATAATGGTGGAACTGGTGGTATTGGTGGGAATGGCGGCGCTTGTTTGATTATAGAGTGTGGTGGTGCTTGGAACTTCACTACAGCTTCTGGTATTTCCGTCAAAGGTGTTAATGGGGCAAATGCAACAAGTACAGGGTATCCGGGTGGAGGCGGAGGCGGTGGATATTTCTTGGCTCTATACAATACGTTGACCGCAAATAGTGGGACTATCACCGTTACAGGTGGATCTGCTGGAACTGGTGGATTAGGTGGAGCAAATAGCGGAGGTACAGGGGCTTCTCTTGTGACACCAAACACCGAATATGCATAATTATTAACGTAGGTGCAAGTAGTAATCAAAAAAATGGAAACAGACATACAAGCAGTCAAATCATCAGCAGAGGCGGCGAAACTAGCGGCACAAATTGCGGCTACTGCGGCAGAAAAAGCGGCGCAAGTCGCCAGTAACGCTTCAGTCAATGCGGCGACTGTAAATATCACGCTGGAGTACATCAAAAAAGACATCACGGAAATAAAACAAACTCTGAAAGACCAATC